TTCCATCTCGGTTGTGATCCCGAACGTGCCGAACTACGTGTTTAACGTGTACATCGGCACGTCGGCCACGCCGTCGAATCTGGCAACGGCAATCGGTAACGGCGTTCCTGTTACGGGCCCGCTGGCCGGTCAGGCTACGCAGTTGCTGCCGAACCAGACGGTTACGCTGACGGGTATCGGTGTCGCGCAGACGCCGCCGGCAGCACCGGCAACGGGCGTGAGCGTGTTCCCGACGATCTTCATTGGTAACCACTCGTACGGCCAGGTCCTGCTGGAGAACCCCGAGTTCCACTACCTGACAGGCGCTGACAAGAGCGATCCGCTCAACCAGACGCGCGTCGTATCATGGAAAGTCTTTTACGGGAGTATTATCCTTAACCAGGCGTTTTTGGCCCGTGTTGAGGCTGGCTCGGCGTTCACGCCGGGTTATACTGCCGGCACTGTGACCACACCGTAATAGGAGCTTAAATGCCCCCGCGCACGCCTAACACCCCCTCGCAAGAGGGGGTTTTTGAAGATGACGACAAGCCGGAAGTTACCGGCGCCGAAACCCCGGAACAGCTTAAAGCCCGCATCGCGGCGCTTGAGGCCGAACTGGCGAAATCGACCGCTGGCCGGCTGATCGCGGAAGAAGAATCCGCGCGTCTGTCCGCTCAGGCCCAGTCGTCACTCTTTACCGCCAACGTAACGGAGCGCTTCTCGCGCCGCACGGACGACGGTAAGGACCTCTGGTGGTATCGCATCGATCTCGCGCCGTGTGGCGGGATTGACATCCGCCTGAACGGTCAGCAGTACGTGCATGGCACGACGTACGAATTCAGTACGGACGTGTTGCGCAGCGTGAAGGAAATCGTGGCCCGCACCTGGGATCACGAGAACAACATCAGTGGTGCAAACGAAAACGCCTACAAGGTAGCTCAAGACCGCGTGTTGCGCGGTGGCGACCGCCGTCGATAAGAGGAAACGATGAACGAACATACCGTACTGGGAAACTTCCAGATCAACTTGCCCGCGCCGAATGGCGCTTCCGTTTCGATCAGTAGCTATGTGATCGAAGGCGAGACCCCGGAAGGTTTGAATGAACGGATGGATGTCTACCGCGAAGCCCTTCTTCGCCAGCAGGCGATTCTGGAAATTCCTGTGCTTGAGAAGGCTATCGAGGCGCAGGTGAAGATGCTCGAAGACCACCGCAAGGCGTACGCGGATCTTCTGGAGCGCTCGAAGGCAAAGTACAAGCTGACGAGTCAGGAACAGGCACAGATGACGAATCTGCCCGTTCAGATCAAGCAGATCGAGAAGTACCTCGATGAAGGCAAGGCGAAAATCGCTTCTGTGAAGAAGGCGGCGTAATGGCGTACCTCACGAGCCAGCAAATTGTCTCCTTGGCCTGCACCATTGCCAAGTGCCCTGGCTACGTCCAGCAGGGCGGACAGTTCCTGAACATGGCTCTTGAGGACCTCTGGCTTCACCGTGACCTGAAAATCAATCGGGTCACCGAATTCATCACTGTGCAGGCGAATAACTTCGGGCCGTTCACGCTTCCGCTGAATTACCTGCGCACGTACGATCTGTTCTTCGAACAGAACAACCTGCCGTACTTCCTGAATCCGATCAGCACGGAAGAGTACGACCAGGAGTTTAAAGACCCGTCGATTGCGAACTACCCGTATGAGTTCATGACGATCCTCGTGGACGAGACGACCGCGCAGGCGCAGAACTCCGCCGGCACGCTGTTCATCTATCCGCAGTCGTCCGGTCAGATCACGCTGACGCACCGTTACATGGTGAAGCAACCGGATATCACGACTCCGGAAACGTCGCCCGTGATTCCGTGGTTTCCGGATCAGGATTACCTCATCAAGGCGACAGCTGCGCGCCTGATGGACATTACGGACGACACGCGCCGGGAAAGTTTCCTCGCGCAGTGCGACGCGATGCTTAGAATCCATCTCATCATGGAAGGCGACGAACAGCAGGTAGTGAAGTCTGTGCGCCTCGATCCGCGACGCTTCCACACGAACCGCACGTTGAAGCCGACCAAAATCACCGACTAGGGGGCCATGTGGGAATTCGCAACGGCTACCCGATGCGCTTCACGCCGAAAGGGCTCTGCGATGCGTTCGACGCAACAGACGCTTTCCCCGGCGCGTGCCAGGCGTTAAGCAATCTCATTTTTGATCAGGGCAACCCGGAAATCGTTGTCTCACGCCCCGGTGTGGGTGCAGCGCTGACGACGTTCGGGAGCTTCACGGCACCCACCTTCGTATCCGTACAGGCGTCTATCGGAACGATGATCTACGGTATGGTATCGACCGCGCGCAATCCCGGTTTCGATGAGCCGTTCGCCTATAACAGCCTGACGAACACTTTCGTGACGATCTCCGGCGTGGTCGCAGGCAACGTGCCGGCCTCCCCGGCCACGTCCGGCGCGTGGACGCCACCGACAATGGCCGTAGTCAGCACGAAGATTCTCGTGACGCATCCGGGCTTCAGCGGCACGGGTACGAACTTCTTCGGCGTGATCGATATCACGAACCCGGCGGCACCGGCATGGAGTTCGACCGATCTCACGACAAACCCGATGGGCAAAGTGCCCACGGCTGTTGCGAACTATAACAACCGTGCGTACTTTGCCTACAACAGCAACCATCTGGCGCTAAGCGATGTGCTCGCGCCGACGGTGCGCACGAACGCATCTCAGGATCTGACGATCGGCGACACGACGCTGATTACCGCGCTGTCCGGCCTGCCGCTGACTACCACGTCTTCGGGCGTGCTCGGCGCGCTCGCCGTGTTCAAGGTGTCGCAGATCTGGCAAGTATCGGGCGACCCTGCCACGAACAATCTGGCGCTGAACTACATCACGCTCACGACAGGCAGCGTCGCGCCGCGCAGTATCGTCCCTTCACCCTTCGGGATCATCTTTGCAGGCGTAGACGGGCCTTACGTAGCCAGTTACGCCGGCACGGTTGGCCCGCTGTCGAAAACGCCGGGGCAGGGCGGCATGTCGGACGTGCAAGTCCCGTTCCAGAACGCGACGACGCCTTCGCGGATCGCGGCTTCCTATTCCGGGAACATCTACCGGATATGCATCCCGACAGTGATTCAGGGCATCGCGCAGACAAACGACTACTGGTACGACATCCGGCGCTTACGGTGGACGGGGCCGCACACGTTCACCTACGATTGCGCTTCGCAAGTCGGGAATTACTTCATCCTGTCAGGAGCGGACCACGGCGCGGCACTGTTCAAGAGTGACAGTATCCCCGGCCTGAATGACGTGTACAACGACGCAGGCACGAACCTCACCAGTCACCTGAAGTCGTCCACGTTCCCGAAGACGAATCACATGCGCCAGTTGCAGGTTGTCCAGTCTACTATCGAACTGTCGGCTTCCGGCGCAGCGGTGAACTACAACATTACCGCGATGGACGACCAGGGCAATACGCTCGGCTCGACGTTCATCATGACGCAGGCGCAGCAGACGATATGGGGCGCTTTCTCATGGGGCGGCGCGCTGTGGACCAGCAACACGAAGGTTCCGCACGTATACACGCTCGCGTGGAAGGCACCATTGAATTTCCAGAAAATGGCAATCGATGTTCTGGCGACCAGCGCTTCCGCGCTATCAATCGGCACGTTCTATGCCGAATACCAGGACACGGGCTTACTGAACGCGGGGTAACGACATGGCTATCATCGGCACCTTGCCGGTAACACTTCAGAACGGCACGACGGCGGACGCCACACAGGTCATGTCGGATTTCAACTTCATCGTTAATCAGGTGAACGCGAACGCGCTTCCGACATCCTTCGTCGCGCCGGGAACACTGATTAACGTGCAGACGTTCACGGTCAGCGGCACGTACACGCCATTCTCCGGTGCCACGAAAGCGCTTGTCTTCCAGATCGCAGGAGGCGGCGCAGGAGGCGGCACTATCGTAACAGGACCAGGACAGACAGCGGCGGGCGCGGGTGGCGGCGCGGGGGCCTTTCTCATAGGTTACGTGTCGTCGGGCTTGTCAACGCAGACAGTAACGGTAGGACTCGGGGGTTTAGGCGCCAGTGCATCCATCGGCGGCACCGGAGGGGCGACCACGTTCGGGACTATATTTAGCTGCGCGGGTGGTCAGGGCGGGAATGCCGGGAATGCAGTAACGCCGCCAAACAATAGTGGCGTGGGTGGCGGCAACGGTGGGGCGACTTCAGGATCGGGAACCATACTCGTGGGCGCGCGAGGCCAGGCGGGACAGTTAGGTTTCGCATTGAGCACTGCGTCAGTCGTGAACGGTTCCGGCGGTAATTCTCAATGGGGTTCGGGCGGAACTGCGTTATCGGCTACCGGATTGGGTTTTGGTGCAGGCGGCGCGGGTAACGGCGTCGGGCAGAACGCAGCCGCTACGGCAGGCTTTAATGGCGCACCGGGTTTGATGATAATTTTCGAGTTTGCATAAAAATGTGCTATTCCGGGGAAAAATATGGACCAGAGAACGCTCACCGAGGGCGATGTTAAGGCAATCGTAGATGAACTGGAGCGGCGCGCGGCGCAGCGCTTCCAGCTGAATATTGGAAAGGGCGTTCTCTCCCTGGTGTGGAAGGCGTGTTTTTATCTCATACTCTGGCTTGCGGCTTACGGTGCGGCTGGCGGTTTCGGGAAGTTCTTTAAATAGGAGCAATATCATGTCGTTTTGGGATCAGATCGAAGCAGATTACAACGCGGTAATCACGAGCGCTGACAGCGTGGCGACGAAACTCGCCAACCTGGTTGGCATCCAGACGCGCGCTCAGGAAATGACGACGCTGACCAACCAGTTCACGGCGATCATTGACGACGGCGCGAAGGCAACGCCGGACAAGGTGACCGAACTCCTGACGCTGGTGGGCAAGCTGTGATTCCGGAAGAGTTAGCCGCCTGCCTTGGGATTCCTCTCACTCGCGCGCAAACGTGGGCTGATCCGCTGTCTGCGGCAATGGCGCTTTATGCGATCGATTCGCCTAAGCGCCAGGCTGCGTTCCTCGCGCAGATCGGCCACGAATCCGGACGCCTGATTTACGTTCGCGAACTGTGGGGCCCAACGCCCGCGCAGGAGCGCTACGAAGGCCGCGCGGATCTCGGCAACACCGAGAAGGGCGACGGGTTCAAGTTTCGGGGGCGCGGCCTGATTCAGGTTACTGGCCGCACGAACTACCAGCGGTGCGGCGATGCACTGGTCTTGCCGCTGACGGATCACCCTGAACTGCTGGAGCAACCGGGCAACGCTGCGCAATCTGCGGCATGGTTTTGGAACACGCACGGCCTGAACGTCTCGGCTGACGTGATGGACTTCGAGGGTATCACGAAGGTCATCAACGGCGGGCTGAATGGGTATGACGACCGCGTGAACCTGTGGAAGATGTGTTGCACGACGCTCGGCGTCGGCGACGGCTACTGGAGTGAGTCATGGCACTAGACCCTATCACCGCCGGAATGGATCTGGCGCAAACCGTAGTCTCGCGCATCTGGCCGGACAAGTCGCAGCAGGAACAGCAACAGCTTGCCGCTGTCCTGTCTATGATTCAAGGCCAGATGGACGCGAACAAGGCGCAGGCTTCCAACCCGTCCGTCTTCGTGTCGGGCGCGCGCCCCTTCATCATGTGGGTATGCGGCATCGCGTGCGCGTGGAACTGGATTGGGATCTCCGTCGCCAAGGCAGTATGCGCGATCCTGCAATATCCTATCGTCCTGACGCCCGCTGACACGTCGGAGATGATGCCGATGTTGACCGCGTTGCTCGGACTCGGCGCGTACCGCACGGTAGAGAAAATCAAGGGCGTAGCCCGTAACAGCCTGGTGGATGCTCAATGAGAAACATGGTAAAGATCGCAGCGGGGATCGACACGGCGCCCTTGCTTCTGGCTATCGCGAGACAGCCGAAGTTGTGGAACCGGCACGATTACAGAAAAGAAGGGTACGAGAACAGCCCTCACAAAGGGTCTTCGGATATCTGGCTGCGATACAACGATGAGAAGCCGTTCAAGGAAAAAGGCGACTGGTCGGGTTTTCATGGGCCCCACGACCCTGTGTTTTACCCGGAGTGGTATGCGCTGCCGCAGGCTAGGCCGATTGTGTTCGGCATGATGGCGCGCGTGGAAGGAACTCGACTCGGCGGCATCCTGATTACCCGCGTGCCGCCGGGCGGGCGTATCTTGCCACATACTGACGATGGCTGGCATGTTCACCATTACAATACCAAACTGTATGTGGTACTCCAGGGGAATCCCCATTGCATTAATCGGGTGGAGGATGAACAGGTAGCGATGGCCCCCGGCGAGGCGTGGTACTTCGATAACACGAAGGAGCATGAAGTCGTAAACGACGGGCCGGATGACCGGATCAGCCTGATTATTTCGGTCAGGTGCGAGAAATGATCCTGCACCACTTTTCAGCTGGCGGTGTGTACGCGCGCGAACAGACGCTGGACGCAGGACAGGAAGTTGAGAAGCACGTCCACGACTACGACCATTTAAGCTACCTGGCTAGAGGTATCGCCACGGTGGAGGTAGACAGCGAATTGCAGACCCTACAGGCCCCCTGCATGCTAGAAATCAAGGCCGGAAAAAAACATCGGATCTACGCGGTAACGGATATCATCTGGCTCTGCATTCACTCGGAAGCGGTAGCAGATCCGGATATCGCCAAGGAGTAAACCATGCCTTATGGAATCGCAGCAGGCGTTGCCGCATCTGTCGCAGGGTCAGCCATCTCTAGCGCAATCTCGCCCTCCAGTTCCGGCGGCAGTGGAGGCGGAGGGGGTTACTATGTTCCTACCGGTCTTCAGCCCGCCGACCAGCAATGGCAGGCAATCCAGAACCAGAATTACAACAAGTACATGGGGTATGACCTCGACCAGTATGGTTTGGGTTCCCTGTGGAACGGCATTCAGGCCGGCCAGCAGTACGCCCCTGCATTGCAGAACGCGGCGAATCAGGCGGGCAACCAGTACGGCACCCTGGGCAACCAGTTGACAGGCGCCGCCGGCCAGCAGTTCGGCGCGCAACAGGGTTTGCTTCAGGCCGGTCTGAACACATACAACACCGCGCTCGATCCGCAGAACGCACTTTACGCTCGCACTGCGCAGCAGTTGCAGGACCAGACAGGCGCCACGAATAGCATGTACGGACTCGGCGCTTCCGGCGCGGGTGCGGGGATTGCGAATCAGGCACTGTCGAACTTCAACATTGACTGGCAGAACCAGCAGTTGCAGCGTCAACTGTCCGGTCTCCAGGGATACGGTCAGGCAGTCGGGCAGGCGGGTCAGGCAGCAGGGCAAGCCGGCGCACTCGGCGGCGCGGGCGCGGGTTACACGCTGCAAGGCGGGCAACTGCCCTATCAGACCGCGCAGGACATCGCAGCGAATCAGGGGCAACTTGCGAACACCTTCGGGCAGTTCCTGAACCAGAACGTCTACGGTCCCGGTCAGGCGATCCAGGGGCAGTACATCCCCTACGCGAATCAGGGGCAGGGTGCGCAGGCCGTCGCCTACCAGAACCAGGCGCAGCAGGCGGGCGCCGCCGGCGCGCTCGGCGGTCAGGCAATCGGGCAAGGCATCAGCGGCTTGGGCAGCGCGTACCAGAACGCCGGAAGCTGGGGTAACCTGTTTGGCGGCACGACAGGCTCATTCGGTGGCGGTGACTTCAGCGGCGCGTTCACGTCGAGTCCCTATTACAGCGGTGGCGGCAACAGCTACGGCTTTACCATGTAAGGAGGCATCATGGCAGGACTCGCGGGGCTTCCCTACTTCATCCAGTATCAAGGACAGTTGCAGCAGCAGGAACAGGCAAAGCAGCAACAGCAAATGCAGTTGCAGATGTTCCAGCAGGCGCAGCAGGACCGGCAACGCCAGCAGGCCGCGCAGGCGGCAGCGGGTAACGCTTTGCCTCAACTCCTGCAAGGCGGGATGCCGGCGCAGCAACCGCAATTTCCGCCTCCCCCACAGCCCCCCGCACCGGGCCAGGCGTCGCAGCCTATGCAGCAACCGCAAGGTGCGGCGCCGGGTGGCGCGCAACCCCCGTTGCCCCCTGGCGGTATTCCGCAAGGCGCGCAGGGGCAGCAACAGCCTATCCCGCCTTTCCGCCCGATGCCGACCACGCCGCCGCAGTCGATGGCTCCGCAAGGCGCGATCCCTGCGCCGCCGGCACAGGCTGCGGCAACCGCGCCACAACAGGGCGGCGGACCGCTGACGCTTCAGGGCGCGGTTAAGGTGCTTCAGGATCAGGGCCTGTCTGGCGCCGACCTGATGGCTGGACTGCAACAACTGACTCCGGTTCTCGATTCGGCATCGAAAGCACAGGCCGCGCAACTGCAACAGCAGTTCAATCAGGAATTGAAAGTCCAGCAACTGGGCGTTCAACGGGAATCGTTGCAGGCGCGCATTGACGCCGCGAAGCAGGCGTCGGAAGACCGACGACTCGGAATTCAGGAGCGGCAGCAGGCGCATCTGGATTCGCTCGGCATGCAGCGCGAAATGATGGCGTTCCGCATTCAGGAAGCGAAGGCAAAGCATGCCGCCGATCCTGACGGCAAGCTGGACAAGGAAACAGTGGATATCCTCGCCCAGCAAGCACTGGCGGGGGACACGTCCGTCTATCAGAACCTTGGGCGCGGGGTGCAGGGCGCGCAGAACATCGTTGCGATCCGCAAACGCGTGGCGGAACTGGCGAAGGGTGAAGGCAAGGGCGGCGCGGACATTGCGGCGGGTAATGTCGCGTTCCAGGGTGAGAAGGCGGCAGCACGTTCAAGCTACGTCTCAGGCGCCAAGCAAGCACAGGCAGCAGATGAGGCGAACACCCTGGCAGATCAGGCGCTCGACGTGTCGAAGCAGATCGCACGGACGAATTCGCCTACGATTAACGCGGGGCTAAACGCCTTGCGCAAACAGGGTGGCGATCCTGCGGTGTCGCGCTTTAACGTCGCCATACAGGGCTTCCGCAACACCTATTCACGCGCGATCAGCCCGACAGGCGCGCCCACAGTTCACGACAAGCAGCACGCCGACGAACTGTTCGACATGAATCAGTCCCCGGAAGCGTTCGCGGCGAGTATGGACCAGGCCAAGCGGGAAATGACGGCAGCACTCAGCGCGCCGGGGCACATTCAGGCGCAGCAGCGCGCGCGGATTGCGGGCGGTTCGAAGCCTGCGGCAGGCGGGGCGCCGGAAACGAAAGTCATCGGCGGCAAGACCTACGTCCAACAGAACGGTAAATGGTACGAACAATGAGAGAAGTCACCGATCCGGCACTTCTGGCGCAGCTTAACGGCGGCACTCCCGGCGGCAAGGAAGTGGCGGACGTGAACCTGCTTTCGCAGTTGAACTCGCCCGCCGCTCCGACGCAGCCGAAACAGAACATGGGCGCGTTCATCGGCGGCAACATCAGCGAAGGCGTCGCGGATGTGGCGGGCCTGCCGGTGGATCTGGCCAGTTCGGCTATCGAAGGCGTGAAGGGCGTCGCCAACCTCTTCGGTGCAGGACTGAAGGAAACCCAAGCCCCAATTGGCGGTTCGGAATGGATCAAGCAGAAGCTTACACAGATCGGTTCGATTGGTCCTAGCGCGGAACCGCGCACGCCGACGCAACGTGTAGTTGCTGCCGGTCTTGAGGCGGCGCCTTCGGCTGTCCTTCCAGGGGGCGGCGCGAGAGCACTGCCGCGTCTCGGCGCAGCCGTGGGCGGCGGGGTGGGCGGTGAAATCGGACGCCAGATCGGCGGCACGCCGGGGCAAATCGCGGGCACGGTACTCGGTGGCGGACTTGGCGGTATGGCGGGCGCAGAGCGCGGCATCCCGAAACCCCCATCGGAAGCCGCGCGCGCATCGCAAGCTTCCGGCATTCCTCTTACCCTCGGGCAGGAGACGGGGAGCAAGAGCCTCGTATTCAGTGAGAACCGTTTGCGCGAACTGTTCCCGTCCGCCGGAACCGCGCACGCCGACGAACTGAAGCAGGTAGAGGCGGGCGTGAACCGCATCAACCAGTTGGCAGACCAGATCAGCGCGCCGCAAGGTGTGCCGGGGGAAGCGCTCGCCACGAACATCGGCGAGAAGTTGCGGCAGGCGTACAAGAACACCGTAGACAAGATCGACTCCTTGCGCGAAACGACCGCGAATCGCGATTACGGCGAAGTCCGAAAACTGGCCGGGAGCAACCCCGTCATCGGTTATAAAAACACGATGGCGACGCTCGACAAGATCATTGCAGAGAACGCTAACGTGCCGTCCGCCGACGCGCGCAAGGTGGCAAAGCAGGCGCAAGAAATCAAGGACGCCCTGACGACTACGACGCCAGGTGCGCCGGCTTCGTCCATCCTTGGCCCATCCGGTAAGCCGCTAATCCCTGCCGCGCCGTCGGTTACTGGCACGGCCACGCATACGATTGACGACGCGATGAAGACGCGCAGCGCGTGGGGGAAAGCCGCGCGCCGAACGGGGAACATCTTCTCGGACATCGATCCGAATGCGAATCAGGTTCTGGCGAAGCGACTTTTCGGCGCGATCAACAAGGACTTCGAAGACGCAAGCACCGCGAAGACGCCCATTGCTCAGGCTTTGAAGGCCGCGAACCAGAATTACGCGAAGGCTTCGCAATCGCTCACGTTCGTGGAAAAATCGGCACTCGGCAAGCTGTTGGGCGAAGACGTGGCTGATGCCGCGTTCACAGGCGTACAGGGTTCGACCAAGGCGCCGGAGGCCATCGCGCGCCGCTATCTGAATATGGATCCTAGCCAGGCGAAAGCGGTTACGGCCATCCTCCAGTTGCATTCGCCTGAAGTGTTGCAGGATGCGAAAGCGTTCGTGCTGCGCAACGGGCTGGAACAGGCGCGTAACGACGCGCCGGGCGCGCCGCCTATCTCCTTCGCCAAGTTCCGCAAGGAGATGGATAAAGTGGTGCCCAAGCTGTCGCAGATGGGCTTCTCGGACCGGGACATCAAAGACATCAAGGACGTAACAGACACGATGGCGCGGGCAGGCGACAAGACGGGCGCAAATCCGTCGAAGACGACGGGCGCCGCGCACATGCTCAGCATTCCCGCACTGGCGGTAACGCATCCATTAGGCGCCGTGGCCGCAGTCGTGACGCCTTACGTTGCCTCGAAAGCGCTACTAACGCAGCAAGGCCGCGATTTGCTGCGCGCAGCCTACAACTCGACAAACGGTAAGGCGCAAGCCGCCGCTGTCGGTGCGCTTCGCGCGCAGTACGGGAATGTTAGTGGTGATCGTGATCAGGCGAGTCCATCAACCACCAACACACAACTGCCATCACCGCCGCAATGATATCCAGCCACGGGTTCAGGTTCATCAGTACCCTGCCGCGTGATAGTGACCGTACCGATCGAAGCCGTTCTGGTTCATGGGCGGTTCGTACTGGTATTGTTGAGGCGGAAGCGGCGGGCGGTTCCACTGCTGTTGCTGGTTCTGCTCATACTGCTGATATGTCTGCCCGTAATACTGTTGCGTTTGAGCGTTGCATTGCTGATAGGAGCCAAGGCAGACGGCGTGCGCGGAAGTGCAGGCGAACAGTGCTACGATTGCGATGAGTTTCATGGTGATCTCCCAGGTTGTTACGACCACTATAGCAGATGCAAAATGAAAATACTAGTGATTGACGTTGGCTCCAACGCGCTTGACCTGTGCATGCGCTGGCAGATGCAGGGCCATGAAGTGCGCTGGTACGACAAACCGCGTCCTGATGGTACCGACCGCCACGCGGGCGAAGGGTTCGTTACAAAGATCCGCGACTTCAACGAGCTTCGCAAGAAGTGGATCGGATGGGCGGATCTCATCTACACGCCCGACAACACGCACTACCTCGACCTGCTAGAGCCCTTCCGGCGCATCGGTTATCCGATCTTCGGCTGCAATCTCGATGCCGTCGAATGGGAACTGGACCGCGAGGTAGGCCAAAAGGTCATGGAAGATTGTGGGATGCCGTGCATCGATGGCAAGACGTTCCACGACTACGATTCAGCTATCGCCTACGTAAAAAAGCAGGGTAAAGCGTTTGTCTCCAAGCCGTCCGGTGACGGCGAGCGGGCAATGTCCTATGTTGCGAACTCGGCGGCGGATCTGGTCTACATGCTTCAGCGCTGGAAAACAGTCCCGAAATACGT